GATGAGACGGCTTCGTTTCCTGCAGGTGAACACGACGACTACGTGGACGCCTTGACGTTGGCGCTCATGCGGTTCCGGCAAGGTGGGTTTATCCGCACGGATATGGATGAACCTGAACCGATACGCACGTTTAAATCCCGGCGGCATGCGGGGTACTACTAAGGTGGTGTAAATGGCAATCGACAAAGCACTGTACGAAGCCCCGCAAGGGATAGAAGCACTCGCGGTTCAAGAACCGGAGATCGAGATTGAGATTGAGAACCCGGATGCCGTGATTATCGGTATGGACGGGTTGGAGATCAGTCTCACGCCGGAAGAAGATACCGAGGACGAGAAGTTTGAAGCCAACATCGCAGATGAAGTTGACGAGCAGACGTTGCAGTCGCTTGCTGGTGACCTTATAGGCGACTATGAATCGGACCTCACCAGCCGCAAGGACTGGCTGAGAACTTATACCGATGGCTTGAAGTTCTTGGGTCTTGACTACGAAGAGCGCACCGAGCCGTGGCCGGGGGCGTGTGGTGTGTTCCATCCGCTGCTGATGGAGAGCGCGGTCAAGTTCCAAGCCGAGACGATCATGGAGACCTTCCCTGCGATGGGGCCGGTCAAGGGCGAGATCATCGGCAAAGAGACCCCGGAGAAGAAGGCAGCTTCGCTGCGCGTGGCTGCTGATATGAACTACCAGCTCACCGAGGTGATGAAGGAGTATCGCCCGGAGCATGAGCGCATGCTGATTAGCCTGTGCTTGTCGGGTAACGCGTTCAAGAAGGTCTACTTCGACCCCTCGCTTAACCGTCAGGTGGCGATGTTCATCCCGGCAGAAGATATCGTGGTGCCGTACGGTGCGGCGAACATCGAGACTGCCGAGCGCGCTACGCATCGCATGCGGAAGACCAAGAACGAACTGCGGCGACTGCAGGTGTCGGGGTTCTACCGCGATGTTGATCTTGGGGAGCCGATCAACGTCATGGACGACGTTGAGAAGCAGAAGGCGAAAGAAACCGGGCTGTCGGCTACGGTTGACAACCGCTACCTGCTGCTGGAGATGCAGGTTGAGTGCGACCTGTCGGAGTATGGCTACGCGGACGAGTTTGCGAAGGACCGGGCGGAAGAAGGCGTTGCGGTTCCTTACATCATCACCATCGACAAGGGCACGGGGACAATACTTGCGATCCGGCGTAACTGGGAGCCGGATGATGACACGTATCAGAAGCGCCAGCACATCGTCCACTACGGCTACATCCCCGGCTTTGGCTTCTACTACTTCGGCCTGATTCACCTCATCGGTGGGCACGCGCGGGCGGGCACTTCGCTCATGCGGCAGCTTGTTGATGCAGGCACGCTCTCTAACCTCCCCGGTGGGCTTAAGGCACGCGGGCTTCGGGTCAAGGGGGATGACACGCCCATCGCTCCGGGTGAGTTCAGGGACGTGGATGTGCCCAGCGGTTCGGTGCGTGACAACATCATGCCGCTGCCATACAAAGAGCCGAGCCAGACGCTTGTGCAGTTGATGGACAAGATTGTCGAGGACGGTCGGCGGTTTGCCGCAGTGGCAGAGCTTAAGATCAGCGACACCTCGGCGCAGGCTCCGGTGGGCACCACGCTGGCAGTTCTGGAGCGGATGCTGAAGGTGATGAGCGCGGTTCAGGCTCGCATCTACTACTCGATGAAGCAGGAGTTCCGCCTGCTGCGCGACATCATCCGCGACAACACCCCGGATGAATACAACTACGAGCCGGAAGAAGGCACGCGCAAAGCGAAGAAGGCCGACTACGACAACGCTAACGTCCTGCCGGTAGCAGACCCCAACGCCAGCACGATGAGTCAGCGGCTTGCGCAGTATCAGGCCGTGATGCAGCTTGCCAAGGACGCCCCGCAGATTTATGACCTGCCGTATCTGCACCGGCAGATGATCGAGACGCTGGGGGTGAAGAACGCAGCCAAGATCGTGCCCTCGCCCGAGGACATGCGGCCTGTTGACCCGGTGACCGAGAACATGAACATCCTCATGGGTAAGCCTGTAAAGGCGTTCATGTATCAGGACCACGAGGCTCACCTTGCCGTGCACATGGCAGCCATCCAAGACCCGAAGCTTGCAGCGACAGTGGGGCAGAGTCCGCAGGCCCAAGCCATTCAGGGCGCTGCGATGGCGCATGTGATGGAGCATGTTGCTATGCAATATCGCCGTGAGATCGAAAAGCAGCTTGGCGCAGCCCTGCCGCCGGTGCCCGAGGAAGATGGCGAGCACACCCTGCCGCCCGAAGTCGAAGTGCAGCTTTCGCAGCTTGCCGCACAGGCCGCCGCCAAACTCCTGCAGAAAGATCAAGCTGAAGCTCAAGCCCAACAGGCTCAGCAGCAACAGCAAGACCCGCTTATTCAGATGCAGCAAAAAGAACTGGAGATACGCGAGAAGGAAGTGGGCGTTAAGGAGAAGAAACTGGCAGTTGACGCAGCGGCTAGGGCCGATGAGCTTGATATTCGCCGGATGGAGGCCGAGGCGCGGATCGAGGCTGAGAATAAGAAGATTGTTACTAACGCAGCAGCTAAGGCTGACGAGCTTAACGAGCGGCGTATTGAGCGACAGTCGCGCGCCGTCGCGGATGCAGTCAAGCAGGCAGAAAAACCTAAGAAAGGAGAGTAATCCCCTGTGGACATCTTTGAACTGCTCCAGCTTAAGTTAGCTGACGAGCGCAAAACGTTGGTTGATAACCTCGCCTACGGGCGGTGTGCTGACCACGCTGAATACAAATTCCTCTGCGGGCAACTTCGGGGTCTTAACCTCGCAGGGGAAATCATCGAAGACCTCGCAAAACGTTCTAAGGAAGACGCAGATGAGTAGTGTAGACAAGGAAGCAACTGCTGAAGCCGCACTCAAGGCTAAGCAACTTCCACAGCCGAAGGGCTATAAGCTGCTGTGTATGGTTCCGGAGATCGAAGCAAAGTACGAAGGTGGCATCCTCAAGGCGGAAGCTACGTTGGATCGTGAGGAACTTACTACTCACATCCTCTTCGTGGTGAAGATGGGCGACATGGCGTACTCGGACACGACGCGTTTTCCGACCGGGCCGTGGTGTAAGGAGGGCGATTTTGTATTGACTCGCCCCTATGCAGGCACCCGCGTGCGTATTCACGACCGTGAGTTTCGCATCATCAACGATGACACCGTAGAAGCGGTGGTCGAAGACCCGAGAGGATTTAGCCATGCCTAATGACGCGTTCAAGTTTCCTGACGAACAGGAACAAACTGAAGAGAAAGCCAAAGGCGGTGAAGTTACCGCTGATGTGGAAGTAGAGATTGTTGACGACACGCCCCCGCAGGATCGGGGCCGTGACCCGCTGCCGAAAGAGATCGTTAAGGAGTTGGAAGACGATACCCTAGACGAATACTCAGACAAGGTTAAAAAGCGTCTGTCACAGATGAAGAAGGTGTGGCATGACGAGCGCCGGGAGAAGGAGCGGGCTGCGCGCGAACGTGAAGAAGCGCTGCGCTACGCCGAGGCGAAGTCCAAGGAAGTGATCGAACTTCGTAAGCGACTGGGCGATGGTGAGCGGCGCTATAAGGACGAAGCTACCAAAGCGGCGCAAACCGAGATTGCATCGGCAAAAGACAAGCTGCGGCAGGCGTATGAAGCCAACGATCCTGTCCAGATTGCGGACGCACAAGAGGCGCTTACCGACGCCAAACTGCGGATGAAAGAAGTAGAGTACTTCCGCCCCTCTTTACAAGAGCAGGAAAAAGAGGTAGAAACGGAACAACAGGTGCGAGCGCCCACTACGGTCGACCAAAAAGCGGAAGCTTGGCGGGAACGAAATACGTGGTTTGGCGTGGACGAGGAGATGACAGCCCTCGCTCTCGGCCTGCATGAAAAGCTTGTCCGGTCGGGTGTTGATCCTCGTAGTGACGAGTATTACCGCCGAGTAGATGAAAGAATGAGAAAGCTGTTCCCCGACGCGTTTGAAAGTTCGGATGACGTCGAGGAAGAGCAGACTCAATCCACGGAGGTTGAGGTTGAAAAACCCGCCCCGCGCAAAAAGCCGAATGTAGTTGCTCCGGCATCGCGTAGCACCGCGCCTAAAAAAGTGCGACTGACGCAAACGCAGTTGGCGTTGGCTAGGAAGTTCGGCCTTACACCGGAAGCGTATGCGAAAGAACTGATTAAACTGGAGAATTACAATGGCTGAAAATCGTCTCGCTCGTGAGTTGGACCTTAGAGACACTACGCAGCGCAAGCAACACTGGGCACGTCCGGAATTGCTCCCCACTCCCAACCCGGAGAAGGGTTATGTGTTCCGGTGGATTCGGACAAGTATCATGGGGCAGTTCGACCCCACGAATACTTCCGCAAAGTTCAGGGAAGGTTGGGTGCCTGTGAAGGCCGAAGATCATCCCGAGATGCAAATCTTTAGTGACCCGCAAAGCCGCTTCAAGGATAACGTTGAAGTGGGCGGGTTGGTGCTGTGCAAGGCTCCGCAAGAGATGGTCGATCAGCGTAACGAGTGGTACGACCAGCAGGCTAAATCTCAAATGGATGCCGTGGACAACACGTTGATGAAGACCAACGATCCTCGGATGCCGCTCTTCAACGAGCGTAAATCTTCGGTGTCGTTTGGTAAGGGCAAATAACTTTTAGGAGTTTTTCATGGCATACCCTGTTGTCGATGCCCCGTACGGGCTGAAACCGGTCAATCTGATCGGCGGTCAGGTCTATGCTGGTTCCACGCGCCTGATGGCGATCAACACCGGCGAGACCACGGCCATTTTCTATGGTGACGCGGTTGCGCTGTCTGCTGGTTACATCACCCGTGATCCGGCTGATTCGGCGATGACCCCTGTTGGTGTTTTCATGGGCTGTACCTACACGGACCCGAACACCAACCAGAAGCTGTTCAAGCAGTTCTACCCCGGTGGTATCACCGCCTCGGACATCCAAGCGTATGTGGTCGATGACTACGACGCGCTGTTCAAGGTTGCGGTGGTGTCGAGTGGTACGACCATTAGCGGCGTGACCCAAGCGGCTGTCGGCTTCAATGCCGCGCTGGTTGATAACACCGGCTCGACCATCACTGGTGACTCGAAAGTGGGTATTTCGGCTACCACGGCGACGACCAACACCCTCCCGGTGCGCATCGTTGATCTGGTTCCGGATACTCGTAACTCGCTGGGTTCGTATACCGAAGTGATCGTGAAGTGGAACTTCGGCATGCACCAGTATCAGCGCGCGACTGGCGCGTAAGGAAGGGGATAAAAAATGGCAATTTCTCGTGCCCAGCTACTCAAAGAACTGCTCCCCGGCCTGAACGCGCTGTTCGGCATGGAGTACGCCCGCTACGGTGAAGAGCACAAAGAGATTTACGAGACGGAATCTTCGGAGCGTTCGTTCGAAGAAGAGACCAAACTCTCGGGCTTCTCGGCTGCTCCGGTGAAGAACGAAGGTAACGCGATTGCGTACGACAATGCGCAGGAAGCGTGGACCGCTCGTTACAACCACGAAACCATCGCGCAGGGCTTCTCGATCACCGAAGAGGCGGTCGAAGATAACCTGTATGACTCGCTCTCCTCGCGCTACACGAAGGCTCTGGCCCGCTCGATGGCGTACACGAAGCAAGTCAAGGGCGCTGCGATCCTGAACAATGGTTTCAACAACAGCGCCCCGTACTACGGTGGCGACGGCGTGCCCCTGTTCTCGACCGCTCACCCGCTGGTTTCGGGTGGCACCAACAGCAACACGTTCTCGACCCAAGCTGACCTGAACGAAACCTCGCTTGAAGCGGCGGTGATTCAGATCGCTGGTTGGACCGACGAACGTGGTCTGCTGATTGCCGCCAAGCCGCGCAAGCTGATCGTTCCGCCGAACCTGATGTTCGTTGCTACGCGTCTTCTGGAAACGGAACTGCGCACGGCGACCAACAACAACGACGTGAACGCGATCAAGTCGATGGGTTCGATTCCGGAAGGGTTCCGCGTGAACCACTTCCTGACGGACACGAACGCTTGGTTCCTGTGCACTGACGTGCCGAACGGTATGAAGCATTTCGTCCGCACCCCGCTGCAGAATTCTATGGACGGAGATTTCGACACCGGCAACGTCCGTTACAAGGCCCGCGAGCGTTATTCGTTCGGCTGGTCGGACCCGCTCGGTATGTTTGGTTCCAGCGGCGCGTAGTAAAAATAGGGGGCTTCGGCCCCCTATTTTGTTGTAATATGTAGTTACTGGGGATTTCACCTGTACCGACTGCCCCCAGCAGACCTAGTAGGGACGGTACGGGGATGTGCTACTACACGGAGAAGTAAATGGCTATCACCACTCTTGACGGCCCGGTACGGTCGCTCAACGGTTTCTACTCGCAAGGCCCGAACACCGTCGTCAATCTGGCGAACGGTACTAACACGGTTACCCTGACGGTTGCTGCGTACGCGGGCAAGCTGATCCGCACTAACGACGCGACCCTCGTCATCACCCTGCCGTCGATCAATACCACTGCGAGCGCTGTTTCGGCTGGCCCCG